ATGGCTCAAATTACTTACTTACCGCGCACTGGTAAGACAAATTCAAAGATGCGTCGTTATATCGCTAGAGGTGAATTAATGGCTCGCAAAGCTTTAGAAGAAGCGAATCGTGGTCGCACTACTGAGGAAATATGGGATTCAATCATTAAGCCAGTCGATGAAACGGATGTGCTGGCAAGCTTGGTGTTAAGTCTTAAATCAGCACCAGATGAGCGTAGGAAATTAAAAATTAACCGCCGACCAATTATAAGTGACGGCGGTGTTACCGCTAGAGGTTAAAATAATACATCAAAAGCGTTTGTCGCCTTTGGTTCTTTTGATTCTATGGCTTTTTTAAATGATTCCATCAAGGACAAATATTTATCAAAAAATTCTTCAGGAGTTAGTTCTTCTTTGCTTCTGCGAAGATACTCAAGTGCAAGTTCAGATTCATTAATTTTCATCATTCAACGCCTCATAGAAAATAGGAATTCAAACTCTATCACGAGGGTATACTTCCGTCTAATTTTCGGAGCGATAGGTAAGACAATATAAACTATTTATATATGTTATTTATTTTCAAAGGCGATAAATCGGTCTCGCCTAATAAAAAGCACCGTTTGAATCGGAGGATTTATGTAAGCTGGCTTGCTAGCCTGAGCGCATCAGGTAATTAACCTACCGCACCAACACCAGAGAAACCAAATAACAATCGCTATCGCAAGATTAGCGCAGATTTCGCACATCCAGAGGTAAGCATGAATATTGATAAATACAAATTACGTGTAGCCCAAAGTAAAGCTGGAATTGCTTTATTTCTCACGGACGAGGACGGATGGAGCGAAGCAAACGAAACATTAAAAACAGCATACGGAGTACAGCATGAACGCAAAGCAGAAACACATAAAACATCAGATATTCGCACTATTGCGAGAGTCTGAAATGACAAATGAGCAAATCGACGACTTAGTTTTTCAATGGAAAATGAAAGTGTCTATGGAGCGCACAAACCTCATTCAGCATGAAATTAACACACGCAAGGAGCGCGCGTTTACCTAAGGAGGCTCTATGTTAACGAATACATACGGACTCAGAAACGACTGGTACGAACGCCAAATGGAACGAGAAGCGTTTGTTAATTCTCAGGAAGATAAAATATCAGTTGATGAGGTTATGGATAGCCTGCCCGAAGAACTGTTATGTATGGATTTAGCAAGGAAGTTAAATCCTGTATTTGAAATTAGTCCCCAAGCACTGGATGCGGTTTTAGCCGGAATTAGAACAGCTATTCAGATCGGGATAGATAAAGAGGTTTTAGGATGAAGCCCGGTATCTATTACGACATTTCAAATGAGGACTATCACCATGGATTAGGGATCAGTAAATCTCAGTTGGATTTAATAAGCAAAATGCCAGCCGAATATATTTGGAGCAAGGAAGCTCCTGTTGATGAAGAAAAAATAAAGGCATTGGATTTCGGGACTGCTATCCATTGTCTTTTGTTAGAACCAGATGAATACAGTAAGCGATACAAGATAGGCCCTGATGTAAATCGTAGAACAAACGCAGGGAAGCAAGAGGAAAAGGAATTTCTCGAAATGTGTGAAAAGGAAGGTATCACACCTATTACTCATGGCGATAACAGGAAGTTAATGCTCATGAGAGATAGTGCAATGGCGCACCCTATCGCAAGATGGTGCTTAGAAGCTAACGGAGTAGCTGAAAGTAGCATTTATTGGAATGATGAAGATACGGATATTCTTTGTCGTTGCAGGCCAGATAAACTCATTCAAGAGCACCACTGGATTATTGATGTAAAAAGCTCTGCCGATATTCAGCGATTCGATCGCTCCATGTACGAATATCGTTACCACGTACAGGACTCTTTTTATTCAGATGGATATAAATCATTAACAGGCGAAGCTCCTGTCTTTGTCTTTCTTGTTGTAAGCACGACTATCGACTGCGGTAGATACCCCGTTAGAGTTTTCAATTTAGACCAACAAGCAAAAGATATTGGTCGAACAACCTACAAACAAAATTTAAGAACGTATGCAGAATGCCTAAAAACGGACGAATGGGCAGGCATACGCACATTATCACTGCCCTACTGGGCTAAGGAATTAAGGGATGAGTAACCCACCATTAGCTCAAGCTGACTTGCAAAAAACACAAGGTACAAAGGTAAAAGAAAAAACCAAAGATCAGTTGTTGGTTGAGTGTATCAATAAACCAAGTATGAAAGCTCAGCTAGCAGCCGCCCTTCCTCGTCATATGACGCCGGATAGAATGATCCGAATAGTGTCAACGGAAATCAGAAAAACACCAGAATTAGCCAACTGTGATATGCAAAGTTTTATCGGAGCTGTTGTGCAGTGTTCACAATTGGGATTGGAGCCAGGTAACGCACTTGGTCATGCATACCTGCTCCCGTTTGGAAATGGAAAATCCAAGTCAGGACAATCAAATGTGCAGTTAATTATTGGTTATCGAGGGATGATTGATCTAGCTCGTCGTTCAGGCCAGATAGTAAGCATTTCAGCCAGAACAGTGAGGCAGGGCGATAGCTTCCACTTTGAGTATGGATTGAATGAAAACTTAACGCACATACCGGGTGAAAATGAAGACTCGCCCATTACACACGTTTACGCTGTCGCAAGGTTGAAAGATGGCGGTGTCCAGTTTGAAGTTATGACGCATAACCAAATTGAGAAAGTCAGAGCATTAAGCAAGGCTAGTCAAAATGGACCTTGGGTTTCTCACTGGGAAGAAATGGCGAAGAAAACCGTTATCCGTCGCTTGTTTAAATATCTACCCGTCTCTATCGAAATGCAAAAAGCGGTCATTTTAGACGAAAAGGCAGAGGCTAATGTCGATCAGGAAAACGCCTCAGTATTTGAAGGTGAGTTTGAGGAGGTAGGTACTGATGGCAATTAACACAATAACAGTAAATGGAAACTTAGGCAAAGATTGCGAACAGCGATGAACGCCAAATGGTAAAGCGGTTGCATCTTTTAGCTTGCCAGTGAAACAAGGTTACGGAGAACACGAAAAAGTATCTTGGGTTATCTGCAAGATGTTTGGTTCTAAAGCTGAAAAGCTACCTCCGCACCTAACCAAAGGAATAAAGGTTACAGTTACTGGTGAGTTCGTTATGGAAGAATGGACAAGCCAGAACGGTGAGAAAAAATCAGCGCCAGTAATTATCGTTGATCAATTAGATTTTGGCGGTAACAGTGGCAATCAGGCAGGAAGCCAGAAGCCTCAGCAGAATCAAGGATGGGGACAACATCAGCAACCGCAAGCGCCAAAACAAGCATCGAGTAATCAAACACCACAAAGTGAGCCACCTCAAGATTGGGATGATCCTATACCTTTCGCTCCTATCGGACTCCCCTACCCACACCACGCTATTTATGTGATTTAACCAAAGGATATAACTATGAACACACCTGAGAAATTGCAGGATTTTATTTATTATTTAACTAAAGACGCCGCCCGAAATTCATTTGAAGAATGGCGGGAAGATATTGGAATTAGTTATGAACAATATGCCGAAATAAAAGAATGGTTCAAGCAATTTGATATTAAGCCATACGTTTAATTATAGGGCTCAGTGCAAGGATGCAAACAGGAGATAGATATGACTATTGAACAGTTACAAGAAGAAAATGAAAAGTTGAAAGAAGTTCTTTTTGCTGGCGCTTTCTTAATGGCTAAAGCGGTTCATAAATACGATTTCGGCGTTGGAATGGAAGAGCAAGCCACCGACTTTATGAAGGACGCAGAGGAACTTACAGGTAATAAGCTACCAAAGTTCGCATGATAATTTAACTCTCAGGGATGCAATAAGAGGAATGAATATGAGTAAGCAGATGGTTTTAGTTGCAAGGACAAACAAGGTTGGCTCTGACTCTGAATGTGGGCTGGGCATTACTGAGGACTAATGGGATAAATTAACCGAAGAAGAACAATCAGGATATATCAATACTGCAATTGATAATCTTGTTGATTGGTATGTGAAGACAGAGGGATAAGGTGGAGTGATGGATAAATACCTTTATTTAATTTAACATTTTGTCACCATGAATTAACTACGGTGATATTGCAATGGCTGAAAAAACGAAATTAGCTATTCATATAGCTAAAAAATTAAGGAAATGTTTTGACGAGTATTACAACGAGATAGCAAGAAATATTAACTTTCCATTTCATGCATTCCCTCATAATTCCTGTGAAGGAGCTTCTGCACTGCTTGGTGGAGTACTAAGTAGAAAATTAAATACAGAAGAAATATTTATTATAAATATATATAGCTCCACTTTGTCAGGTGAACATTACTTTGTTGAATTTGAGGAGTTGTATTACGATTTAACATTCGATCAATTCAAACTTGGTAAAGGTATAATTATTGCTGAAGAAAAAGAATATCTTGATAGCATAACAACGAAGAGCATTTCAAGAAGAAAGGTTATTGACTTTCTTAATGAGTTCTATCTAGAAGGTGAGAATCATAAATTTAACACAGAGCAAGCTATAAAAAACCTAATGTACCATATTTAACTATACGCCCTGCATTGCAGGGTTTTTTATACCTAAAATTCAGGAGTAAGCATGGATGAATCAAGGCAGCAATTTGAAGCGTGGTTTAATTCTGGTCACGGAGAATTGCCTTATAGCGATAAAGGCAAGGAGGATTTAAAGACTTTATTATTTCAATCTTGGCAAGCATCACGCGAGAGTTTAATTAATGGCTTAGAGCCTGTTGGTTATATAACATCAAGCGGGTTCGATAATATAAAAGAATATGGATATACCCATCTAAATGAAGAAAGAAGTGAAAAAATAAATATACCACTCTATAAATTAGATTAAATAACCATGCAAATAATCGAATATGTATTACACATGTTAATACAGGGTTCTGCTGTGCCTGTTACGGAAGATATTTATACGCAATCGGAATGCAATAAACGTGCTGAATATTTAATGTCAGTGAGGAATGTTAAAGTTGTTTGTGGAGAGGTATGGAATGAAAGATAAATATTATGCTGGCTTGGAAAATTACAAAGATTGTATTGAGATTGAACCTACAACAAAAGATTGTTTTATTTTAAATACTCCATCTTGGAATATGGATGTGACAAAACAAGACTTAATTGACATCAGAAATACTATTAATGAAATACTAGGAGATGATAATGAATAAATACACCGAACTATCTGATTTCGAGATTAATTTATTAGTAGCTCAATCTGTTTTACCTGAAACGCAATACGATGTAATTAAACAAACAATGGATATTATCCAATTCCTTGTTGATGGCTCGTTTGGTTATCGCTTTTTCGACCCATGCAATAACCCATCAGACGCAATGCCGATTATTATTGAAAATAAAATAGGGTTATCACCAATGTACCATTCTAATAAATGGACAGCTGACTGCCTTGATTATGACTTCATGTCAGTAAATAAAAACCCATACCGTGGCGCTATGGAAGTTTTTTTAATGATGAAGGATACGGAGAATAATCAATGAAACGAATTACATTATCAGAATGGAATAATAAATATTTCGCTAACCCTAGAAGTCAACGGCAATTATCTCGCTATATAAAGGAAGGTAGGTTATACCCTGCTCCAGAAAAGGTTGGTAGAGAATATGAGTTAGAGCCGTGGACAATTCTAACAAATGACAAAATGGTAAGGGAACCGCAATATTTAATGGAGAAAATTAATGGGCAGAAGCAGAAGTGCAAAGAACAAGGGTTTACCGCCTAACTTGTATTTGCGTAAAGGGATTTACTATTACAGGGATGTAAGAACTAAAAAGGAATTTTCTGTTGGCTCAAACAAATCATTAGCAATAACCGAAGCCATACAAGCCAATTTGGCTATTTATAAACCTAAAGAGTCATTAGTTGACAGAATTAATAATGTTCACTGTGTAACATTGCATGAGTGGCTTGATACTTATAGGGGGAAGGTAAACAGCCGGGGGTTAAAAGAGAAGACGCTCTACGATTACGAATCAAGAATAAAGTTAATCAAATTACACTTTAATGACTGTCCAATTGAGAATGTAACACCAAGAGATGTAGCCACATTTATTTCAGAGTACCCTAAAAAGGCAATGGCAAAATTACTAAGGTCCACTATGCTAGATGCTTTTAATGAAGCCATTGCGGATGGTGTGATAAAGGAAAATCCCGTTTCCGTGACAAAGCCGCCAAAAACAAGCGTTCAGCGCTCAAGGTTATCGCTAGAAGAGTTTAAATACGCCTTGGAGCACACAAATGACAAATATAGGCATATGTTTCTACTAGCGGTCCTTACAGCTCAGCGCATTAGCGATATTATCAATATGAAGTGGGATGATATAAAAAATGATAGGCTGTATGTCACCCAAATAAAAACAGGTTCTAAAGTAGTAATACCACTCTCATTAAGACTTGAGTCTATTGGTTATTCTATTAAAGATGTTTTAAATCTCATGAATAGGAACTCAGATAAAATCTGTGGCAATACCACAGCAAAAACATTAAGAGGTAAGTTTATCGAAGCCCTACCTGAGTATTTGGAAAATAAACCAACATTTCATGAAATTAGAAGTTTATCTGCAAGATTATATGAAGAAGAAAAAAGTGCTGAGTTTGCAAAGAAAATACTTGGCCACAAATCTATGAGAATGACAGATAAATACCTTGATGATAGAGGTAATGGCTACGTTGAATTGTGA